AGTCAGTAATTACTGTTACATAAAACATTTTATTTGTTGAAGTAATCATTTGTTTAACCTACCTTACATAGTATTTTTTTATCAACAAAAACATGATATCACAAAAGCAGCCCCGCAGGGCTGCTAACTTTAAAATAATCCAAATGATTTTATTATTTTTTCTAGTAACAAATATCCGGATAAATAAAAACTAGCTTCTTCCATAGTTCTTATTTTATTTGTGAAACTATCATCATAAATAAACGTGTTACAATCACTAAACCTATCCATAAGCATATTTTGTAATTCTTTAAGGATTTTAATATCTTGCGTTGTAACATCTGGCGCAGGGCGTTCTGTTAACTGTTCTTGCAAGTTTTCCAAATCACCAACCGCCAAATCAATGTTCTGCAACTGTTCGTCATCGTTTTCGTAATACATCAACGACTCCAGGTCGCTGCTACCTTCTGCGACCGAACCAAGGTCGCGCAGACATTCCAGGGCATAACCAATGTTACTAACAGTTTCAGAATGTGTGTTAACGATAGTTTGCATCTTTAATCCTAACTACTAGGTTTAACATTACTATTCCATAATAAATGAATGCCGTTAAAATTGCAACTAAAAATTTTGTTGATTATTAAATAATAAACTGTTACAATGTTTCTAGTTGTTAAATCCAAAAGATAGGATTAAATTATGAGCAGAGTTAAATTAAATGGTGAGTATGAATACACTACTATTATTAGTAGCGTACTTGGGACAACCGCAGCCCAAGTGTACGCCACGCCAGGCTGGCCCGTCCGGCGCAAGGTGGCTAAAATTGATACCATTAGTAATACAGTATTGTTTTTTGGCGAGGTGTCAAAATTTGACATTGCAGCCGTGGCCCAAACTACGGCGCAACTGGGCTATCAAGTCAGGCCGTCAAAGTTTGCGGGCAAAGTAGCGGCTGGCCTTAAGGCTGGCCATAGTTGCTTTAAGTTAGCTTAGGCGGTGTGTACTATGGAGTTTAAATATAGCGGTGGTCTCGACCTAGCGGTGGCATACCTTGAAAAGTATGCCGCAGAGATTGAAGAACGCCAGGAAGAACTGGCAGATGAACTAGCCGTAGGTTTTGAAGATGACCAACGCCTGCATAATGAATTTTATGCAGGCGCAAGCAACTTGCATAGAATTAAAGCGGCCATACTAGCCGCGCGCAAGGCCCATGCCTTCTTGAGCGAATTTTACACACCAGAAGGCGCAAGCCTGCGAGAACTGATTGATTATTAGGCTTGTACCCGCCCCGCCCCACGTGGGGCGGGGTTTGGGGATATCGTTTGAAAATTTACTCATAGAGGTGCCGTTCACCCCATTCTCACGCAGTTAAGAAAAAACAGTACAAATTCACGCGGTCCAAAGAAAACCATTTTCTTTCTTTTCTCTCTTTTCTTTCTTTTGGAAAGATTAAAGAAGAAATATAATAAAAGAATATAACTAAAAACATTTAATAAAAACCAATAGGAGATTCAATATGTATATATTATATCATTAAAAATAAATATAGTCAACAAAAATATTTAATCAATAATAAAATATTTTATATAATATAATAAATAATAATATATAATATAGTAAATAATAATATATAATATAATAAATAATAATATATAATATAATAAATAATATATTGCGGCAAATAATTTTTTAAAATAGTTCTTGACAAATATAAAAAATATGGTATAATATATACAAAACATTGAACAAGGAGATTATAACAACATGATATTTGATTATTCACTAAAAACACCTGAGGAAAGGGTAGAATACTGTAAAGAAATATTAAAAAATTCAAACCCAACCACTAAAGAATTAGGTTATATGTCAGATTATATTTTATTTACATTTGACAAAAATCAAACCAAGAAAGAAAAAAGAAAAGAACGTCCAATTATTACAAAAAATAGACAAGTTACTATTGATAAACGTCAAACTTCACTAGAAACTTTGATAGAGAACCTAGAAATGGGCGAAAGTACGTTACACAACCTAATCAGAAATGATAAAAATCAGAAATTAGTAACAAAAGACCAAATTACAGAAGAAGAAATTGAAGTTTCCCCGCGATTAAAAGAGAATATCAAGGTGATAGAATCATTAAGCAAACAATTTCAAACAGCTACTGGACCAAAAAGATATTTTCTAAAAAAACAAATTATTGAAACATGGCAACAGATATATATTCTAAGAGCAGCCATGAACCCAGCACCATCTACCATTAAAGCATCTAACCAAATCAAAACATTTGCCAAAATGACAATAGATGAACATACATGGTTGGGTAGTAATGGCCTACCAAAATCAACAGGTGTTATTAATCTATACACACCTGAGCATGTGTCATTTCTATTATGTTACTACAATCAATTAAAACAAGAGTGCGGCGATGACCTACAATCTGACATGCACTTTTTGCTAATGGACCTAGAGAGAGTAACACATAATGCCTTAGCAGAACACTATCCTGCCTGCTATGACCTTTTAATTTGGAAAATAGATGGTCTATCAAATGAACAAATTATTAAAAAGATGGAAGCAAAATATGGAGTGCGGCACACCGCACAATATTATTCCTCCTACTGGAGAAAAAAAGTTCCAAAAATTATAGTTAAGCAAGCACAAAAAGAATGGTTAGAGTGGTACTTCACCAACAAAGAATATGGTTCTTGGAGAGAGTGCGGCAAATGTCATAAAATTAAATTGGAACACCCGCTATTCTATTCCCGCAATGTACATGGTAGAGATGGCTGGTATTCAATTTGTAAAGATTGCCGCAGAGTCGGTGAAGAAACTATTCTAGCTCAGAGGGGAGGTGAGTAATATTTCTAAAAAAATTAAGAAAAAATGTCCCAAGTGCGGCAAATCAAGAGATGAAACAGAATTTATGGTGAAAAGAGAAGGTGGAAGAATGGACGTCTGCAAAAGGTGCATGACCGCACTAGTAGACAATAGAGACCCTTCCACCTTCTTGTGGATTTTAGAAGAGTTAGATGTTCCCTACGTGGAAGATGTTTGGATTAGATTAACCAATGAAATCTATCTACAAAATCCCTCTAAATTTGGCCCATCTTCTGTTCTTGGTATATATAAAAGACAACTTCAATTATCACAATACAAAGGCTATGGATTTGCGGACAGTGATACACTAAACAAAAGAAATAGAGGTAGCGATGACGCTGCTATGGAATACTATGATTCTTTAGTAAAGAAACTAGAGGCAGGTAAAATTTCACAGCAACAATTTGATGCGCTCAATCCTAAAAACAAACCATTAGAATTTGTAGAAGATGTCCCGCACACAGCAACGGAAGAACCAATGGAGGAAGAAGTGAAAGAAGATTTGGTTGAAAAAGCTATTCCCGCAACTACTACTAAAGTAGAAAATTCCACCTCTACTGGTGAACAATTTATTCAACCATTTGAACAGGTGCGGGAAAATGAAATCAATAGTCAACTTACAGAAGAAGATATTCAATACCTAGCTGTTAAGTGGGGGACTATGTATAAACCTACAGAATGGGTATACATGGAAGACCTTTACAGTAAATATGTAAAAGAATATGAAATGAACACTGACCGCGAAAATAGTTTGCGGAAAATCTGTAAAACTTCCTTGAAATTTGACCAGGCTATGGACGTTGGTGATGCTAATGCGGCAAAATCATTTGCTAGTATTCTTGACCAATTGAGGAAGAGTGCTAAGTTTACTGAAGCACAGAATAAAGAAGATGAGCAATCTCACTACCTAGACTCTGTTGGTGAACTAATAGCCTTCTGTGAGATGGAGGGGGGTATTATTGAGCAATATCCTGACCCGCAAGACTACCCGCAAGATAAAATTGATATTACCATTAGAGACCTACAAAACTATACTCAGAATTTGGTAAGTAATGAACATAACCTTGGTAATATTATTGAATCTTACATTAAGAAACTAGAAGCCAAAGAGAAAGAATCTGCGGAGCCTGAAGAAAATCAAGTAACCTCTGAGGGAGAAGAAGAGATAATCGCTAGGTCAAAAGAATTTGAAGAAGTATATGATTTTTCTAATTATATACAAAATGAAGTTGAGCAAGAAGCTCAAATGTTACTACAAATGACAGGAGGTTTGGACCTTTAATGGCTTTAAAAGATTTATTAAAAACTGTTAATAAAAAACAAAAGAAAGAGGATTATGTAACCAAGGAGATGCTATTAGAGAACCAAGACAAGTTGCGGTCAATCATTTCCTATTGGAGAGTATATCCCGATAGGTTTGTGGACTTCATGTGTAGCCTTAATCCTAACAACGCCTTCCATTTTTATTTTTATCAAAGATTATTTTTGCGGTGTACGTTTAGATACCAATATGTTTATGCAACATTTGTCCGCGCTTGGTCTAAATCTTTTATGTCTGTTATGTCTTTGATGTGTAAATGTATATTATATCCTAGAGCTAAGATATTTACTGTAGCTGGAGGCAAAGAGCGAAAATTTTGCTCAGAATTATAGAAATATAGTTTGTAAATTTTTTGAATTGCTGGAAAATCCTAATAATTATTCTACCTCTTTTGGTTAGGTTGTTGAAAAACAGAAATAAAGGATAATTTGGTATATGCGGCAACGCTACGTACTTGATAATGGACAATCAGCAGCTAAGGTGGAATTTTGAATATACAAGAAAGAATAAATAATCGTTATCCAAGAGAAAAATTAAAAGTTATCCAAGGTGGTAAAGTAACAAAGCCAATAATAATTGAATGCTTAACGTGCGGCAAAATTAAAACATATGCTAAAGCGGACGGGGTTCTAAATCATAAAGGTAAAAAATATGTTTGTGAAAAGTGTGGTAAAGGTTTATTCTATAAAGAAAAATTTTGTAATAAATTAAAAGAGCTATACCCTAATGATAATTTAGAAGTGTATGAATATACAAACGGAAGTAGCAATACAACAATTAAATGTTTAAGATGCGGGAAAATTAATAAGTACGATAAAGCTAAAAATGCCTTAAGACATATAAGGCCATATTTTTGCTCTAATTGTTATCCGCAGAAACAGCAATTTTCTGTCGCGACTAAGAAGAAATTTCTTGAATTTATAAATAATTCTAAAAATTGGGAGCTAGTAGAACCAATTGAAAATAAGATTATTCAATCAAAGGATAAAGTAAAATGTAAATGTTTACGTTGCGGCAATGTGTCTTTCAAAAATATGAATGAATATTTAAAAAGAGGCTGTACATATTGTTCCGGGACTATGTTAAAAACGCATGAACAATTTGTGTCAGAAGTAAATAATGAATTTGAGGCTTTGGATAAGTACGTAAATGCTTATACTAAAATAAATTTATTGCATAAAAGTTGCGGAAATATATACAAAACGTCTCCGCATAATTTCTTTAAGAATAATCAAACCTGTCCTTTTTGCTCAAGTAAAAGAAGCAAGGGAGAAAAGAAAATTAAAGATTTCCTAAACCGCAATAATATGCTATATGAAGAACAATTTTTATTGGCTATTGGTAATAAAAAAGTTATTATAGATTTTTACTTACCGCAATATAATTTTTACATAGAGTATAACGGGGAACAACATTATCACCCTGTTAAATTTTTTGGGGGATTAGAATCTTTTGAAAAGCAACAAGAAAGAGATAGATATGTCAGGGAGACATTAAAAGAAAAATTAATAGAGATAGATTATAAAAATTTTAATAATATAGATACTATTTTGTATGATAAAATTCTACAAAGTTCAGAGACTAATAAGTCACAAGTCAATAATGGTGATTAAAAGTGGAAAACTGCCGCAAGGTAGAAGATATAGTCCAATCTTTACAGTAATGTAAAGCAGTTATTGGTTTAACGCTTTTGGTTTGACGAGCCAAAGGGAATATAATGAAAGTGCCTCTATTCTGGAAGCAAAGGTTGGAGAAATATGTGATTTAATTCCTGCCTTTGAAAAAGAGATTATCTGGGACGTTAGAGGAACAAGAGCGAAGACAAAACAGAGTAAAGATACAGTGGTTTATACATTTCGCAATGGGTCAACAGGCTCATTTTTCTCTAATTGCTGGAACATCTTTAAAGTAAAGACAATCAGCAGCTAAGTGAAGGAGTTGACGTGAAGGCTGAGCAGATATATAATAAATATCCTAAAGAAAAATTAATGGTACTACAATGTAAAGAAGATAAAACCCCCTGCAAAATTAAATGCTTAGAGTGCGGCAAAATTTATACTTTCAAACATGGTGTAAATGCCATATCTCCGCAAAGAAAAGTGATTTGTAAAGAGTGTGAAAAAAGAAAAAAGAATAATAATAATTTTATTAAAGAAATAAAAGAACAATTTGCGGGTGAAGAATTTGACATTATTAATCTATACAAAAAAGATAGACCTATAGATATTAAATGCCGCAAGTGCGGGAAAATATATCATTATGAATTTGCTAGTACTATTAAAACTAAAGAATATATCTGTAATCAGTGTAATAATATAGATAACGAATATCTATATTCTTCTTTTGGTAGATTATTAAATAAAGAAGAATGGCAAGTGATTACTCAATTTGATAATTATGACAATGGAAATCAATTAATAGAATGTAAATGTAACAATTGCAGGAAAATTTCTAGGCATACGTTGTTAGAATATTTAGAAGGAGTAAAATGCACATGTTTTATAAAGAATAAAAATCAATTAAAGCAATATTGTAATAAAAATGGATATGAGCTATTAAGTATAGATGATAATTTTAATAAGATTAAAATTAAACATAATTGCGGCTACTGGTATAATGCAAGAGTTGAGAGGTTTATCACAGGAAGCCAAAGGTGCCCAATGTGCCGCAAACTTTATTTACTGGCATATAAAACGGTAGAAAATTATTTAATCAAAAATAATATTAAATATAAAACAAATGCTCCAATATTTATTGATGAAAGATTGATAAAAGTTGATTTTTATTTAGAGAATAATCAAAAAATATGTTTATTACCATTAGAGAGAATAGAAGATGAATCAATTATTTATATTTCACGTCAAGAAATAGAACAAATAAGGTCTATTTTAACTTCAAAAGTTCAACGACCAGTGCTTTTGCACGTACCTTAGAAGTGTTTGCTAAGGGAAAAGGGAAAAGATTATTTTAATAATCAAGATATGGTCTAAACTATATAGTGATATATAGACGTTTTAAAAACTGCAATTAAAGTAGCGTTTAATTGTGAATAATATGCTGAGTTGCGGAATGTGGCTGCAACCGATTCTACTCGTGGTAAACGATTTAATGCGGGGCTGATGGAAGAGTGTGTTGGTATTGACCAAGACATTCTTAAAACTGTTATTATTCCTACCATGAATGTAGATAGAATGGTAGCGGGGAATTGTCCTGACCCTAATGAGCAATTAAATCAATCTCAAATCTACATCACCACTGCTGGTTATAAAGGTACATTTGGTTATGACCAGTTGATTCAAATTCTTTGTCAGTCAGTAGCTAGACCAAAGAAAGCAATAGTTCTAGGTGGTTCTTGGAGAGTTCCTGTCTCTGAGGGACTACTTGGGAAAAACTTTATTGATGATTTGCGGGCAGATGGTACTTTTAATGAAGCTAGCTTTGAGAGAGAATATGAATCAATTTGGACAGGTGATGTTGAATCAGCATTCTTTAATGTGGATAAATTTGACAAACATAGAGTGATTAAGAAAGCTGAAACTAAATATAGTAATAAAATTGGTAAAAATGGTTACTATGTAATGGGTGTTGACGTTGGTCGCAAAGAGTGTACAACTGAAATTGTAATTCTAAAAGTAACACCATGTATTACTGAAGAAGGTTTGAAAACACTAAAACAAGTAGTAAATATTATTACTTTAAGTGAAGAACACTTTGGTATGCAAGCCATTAAGCTAAAAAAAATCTTTAGAGATTTCAAATGCCGCATAGCCGTGGTTGATGGTAATGGTTTGGGACAGGGCTTGGTAGATGCTTTAACAGTTGATACACTAGACCCAGAGACTGGAGAAACATTATATAACTGGGGTGTTTACAATGACCCAAATGGTACATATAAAAACCTTCAAACCCAAGATACAATTCATAATGCAATGTATATCATGAAAGCTAATCAAACCATCAACTCAGAATGTTACTCCTATTGTCAAACAGAATTATCTAGGGGACACCTTAAGTTCTTAATTGATGATATGATAGCAAAAGATGAATTAATAGCATCGGCGGGATATAGTTCAATGTCCGCGGGCAAGGTAGCAGAATATCTAAAACCATATGTTAATACTAGCATTTTGCGCGAACAGATTCTTAACCTAGTGGAGACTAGACAAGGCGCGCACATTATCCTTGAACAAAACAATCGTAGTATTCTAAAGGATAAGTTTTCTGCGCTAATCTATGGTCTTTACTATTGTAAATTAGAAGAAGATAGAAATGCCCGCAAAAAGACTAGGAACATTGAAGATTTTATGTTTTTTAATTAGTGGACAAAAAGTAATTATTAACCACTTAGAAAAATTATACTATATAGATAAAATTTTTTGGGGCAGAAAGGAATAATCCTCTGCCCTAAATTTTTAGTACTATATAGGAAGTGAGAAGACTATGTTATCTTCTAATTTAGAAATTAAGATTCATCTAATCTTAGAGTCTCTTGGTATTAATTTCAAAGAGGAATATGAATTTGATGACTTAATTAGTTCTAGTGGAAGGAAACTTAGATTTGATTTCGCTATTTTTGATGACAATAATAATCTAGTTTGTCTCATTGAAGCTCAAGGAAGACAACATTATCAATCTGTCAAAGCCTTTGGGGGCAATAAGGGATTACACCGACAGCAGTATAATGATAATATGAAGAGACAATATTGTTTGAAGAATAGAATTAAACTAGTTTCTATTCCATATTATGATGAAAATAAATTAAGTAAAGATTATCTACTTAGGGTAATCAATGGATATTAACAAACCATAGGAGGTGAAATATTGGCTATATTAAAGGATAAATCTCAAAGAGATTTTAGGCTAACCAATTCTACACCGTCCTTAGATTTTAATCAAATTAAAGTTGGAAAAGAGAAATTGTCTAATGATGTTTTTCTAAATACAGATTATTATAAAAAGAAAGATTATAAATTTAGACAAGAAGATATTGAACGCGCTATTGTAAATAACAATTATAAGACAATGCGGGAAATTTCTAATCTCTTTTTTAATAGAAGTGGTATCTATTCCCGCCTATGTAGATACATGGCAGGAATTTATAGATATGATTTATTTACAACACCAATTGTCTATGACAGTAAGATTAAAAATGAAAAAGTTGTAGAGGGTTGGTACAAAGCTTGCAACCTCTTGGAACAATGTAATTTGAAACGCAACTTTGCGAAAATTGCACTAAAGGTTGTTAAGAATGGTTGTTATTATGGTTATAGAGTTGACCAGAAAACAGCCAGTTATCTCCAGGAACTCCCAGCTGACTATTGCCGCAGTCGTTATGACGTTAATGGTAAATATGCTGTTGAGTTTAATATAAAGTATTTTGAAAATTCTTTTAAGGACATTGACTATAGAATTAGAGTATTAAAAATGTTCCCTAAAGAATTTCAAAAGGCTTACATCTCCTACAAAAATGGGACTCTTGTAAAAGATTTTGCGGGAGATGAAAAAGGTTGGTTCCTCTTAGACCCTGAATATGCGGTGAAATTTAATTTGAATAATAGTGACGCGCCACTATTCTTTTCAGTTATTCCCGCGATTCTTGATTTGGAGGACGCTCAAGAATTAGATAAAAGAAAGATGGAACAACAACTTCTTAGAATTATTGTTCAAAAAATGCCAATTGATAAAAATGGTGATTTGATTTTTGACGTTCAAGAAGCTAATGCACTCCACCGCAATGCGGTCAATATGTTAAGTAAAAGTATCGGTGTTGATGTACTAACTACTTTTGCGGACGTTGATAGTATTGACTTATCTGATAAAAGCAATGTTTCTTCTGTTGACCAACTAGAAAAGGTTGAACGCACGGTTTATAATGAATCTGGCGTTGCCGGAATGTTGTTCAATACAGATGGTAACATTGCTCTTGAGAAATCAATCGCAAATGACGAAGCTATTATGATAGATTTGTTATATCAATTTGAAGAATATGCTCAATCATTGTTAAAGCCCTTTAATAAGAACCCTAAGAGATTGCGGTACAAAGTTCAAATACTTCCTACCACAATTTACAATTA